GCACTATTTCGAGACCGAGGACCTCGACCTGGCGATGGAAGCGTATCAGCAGATGCGCAAAACCTTCGAGATGGCGGGCAAGATCCTCGACGGACGTTTCCAGGCGGAGCGCCAGGCGGAAGAGAAGTGCTCGAATCCGGCGTGCGGCAAGCCCTTCGACCGGAATACGCCCTGGTACTACCGCAACTCCGTGCGCAATCCGATCAGCGGCGCGGCCTACAACGAATTTGCCTGCTCGGCGGCCTGCATGATCGCGATCAAAGGCGTCGGCACACAGAAGCGCGCATGACTCGTTGTGTGTCAGTGACCACCCGCAGCCAGCGGCGCATCGAAGCACTCGGCGCCGCACTGGCAGAGGCCATCGGCTACGCCGTCCATGATCTCCGCGGGGTGATAGAGTGCGGCACCCTTGACGGAGATCTCACGACTGCCAACAAAGAGACTCGAGCGGCGATCGCCGAAACGAATGCGATTCTCGAGCACTGGAATATGGTGCTCTACGGAGTACCGCATCCCGCCGGCGTATGCCGCTTTTGTCGATGCACTTATGAAAGCGCGTGCGAGCTGCCCGATGGGGAGCCTTGCGCTTGGTACACCGCAGAGGTTTGCACGAATCCTGCGTGCATACTGGCATTCAAAGCCATCAGCAAAACTCGCGCGGCGCGCGGAGAGGGTGTAAATGACACTCCGAACCACTCACACCTACGCCGAACTCGAAGTGAGCGCGGCCGTCTATGACGAGATCGCCGGCAAGTTGCTCGCGGCCGGCTACGATCACGCTTTCCATGACGGCACGATTGATATGCACGGCATCGGCCTAACAAGAGCAGATGATCCGCAGCCGGCAAATAAGGAAGCACAAATAGCTGAATGCTCGACTTAAACCAGGCTGAGAAATTCTTCGAACGCTTCACGGTGAGGAACCGGCAGACCAACCGGCCGGTGCCGTTCCGCCTGAATCCGTCACAGCGGCAGATCATGCAGCAGTGCCGCGCACACACCGCTAAAAAGCGGCGCCTGTTTGTCATCTTCCTCAAGGGCCGGCGGCTCGGCGTCTCCACCTGGGCGCGCATGCTGATGCAGGCCCACCTGATCGAAAAGGAGTACAGCGAAGGCCTGATCATGGCGCAGCAGAAGATCACGGCGCGCGCGCTCTATGAAGAGGCCCACGGCGTCGCGAAGCAACTGCCCCTGCCCAAGGAGGCGTGGAAGTACACCCAGCAGGAGATCAACTTCTGGAATGTGCCCTCGAAGCTCAGCTATCAGACGGCCGGCAACATCGTCGGCACCCGCGGCCTCGGCTTCACCTTCCTGCATGCGAGCGAAGCCGCGTTTTACCAGAACGAGGATGTATTTCCCGCGGTGTTCTCGACGCTCTCCGATGACCCGGAAAACATGGGCATCGTCGAGACCACGCCCAACGGCAAGGAAGGACCGGGCCAGGCGTACTACGAGCTGTGGGAGGCGAGCGTGCGCGGCGACACGGAGTATCTGACCATCTTCCTGCCCTGGCATGAAGATCCGGATTACATCCGGCCGGCGCATCTCGCGAAGGACGCGCCGCGGGATGACTACGAGAAATTTCTGATGAAGGAATTGAAGCTCTCGCGCGAGCGCATTGCGTTCTATCGCGTAACGCTGCATTCCAAGTGCGGCGGCTCGCTGGATAAATGGAGACGCGACTATCCCGGCAATTCTGAAGAGGCTTTCGAAGTGTCCGGCGATCCGGTGTTCAACTTCGAGGATCTGCTGCAGGCGAAGAAGGACAGCAAACGCCTCGACACCGACTTTCGCTTGATCGAACTCGAGATGAGTCAGGACGGCGAGCGGCGGGTGCGCGCGGTCGAGCACCGCGAGGGACGATGCGCGATCTTTGAGAAGCCGCGGCCGGGCGAGCACTACTTCGCCGGCGTGGTCATCGGGCACGGCGATCGACAGGATACGGATTCGGCGGCCTGGGATGACACGCTGGCCGTTGTGGTGTGGAACGGGGAATCGGGCAAGCTCGCGGCGCGCCTACATTGCGTATTGCGCCAGGAGTCGGCGACGCGGCTGGTATTTATGCTCGGCCGCTACTACGGCAACGCGAAGATTGCGTGCGAAGACGGCGGCGGCGGCTTCGGCTCGCGCATTTTTACCGAGCTGCGCGACCGCTGGCGCTACACCAACCAATATCGCTGGAAGGGAAGGAACGATAAAGCGAATCCGTCTGCGAACGCTACCAGTCTCGGCTTCAGTATCAACGATTACACTCGCCGCATGATGCTGACCGCGTTCCTGACATCGCTCCGCCGCGGCGAAACCGTGGTATCGGATCACGCCTTTGCAAATCAGATGAGCGCGGCGCAGTGGGAAGGCGATTTTCGCTTCGAAGCGCTCGCCCAATTCGATGAAATTCTCTACGCCGGCCTGGTGGGATGGATCGCCAAGGACCAGTGGCATCCCAACCAATGCCAAGATTACCGTAGTACCCAGGACGAAACTAGTTTTGATGAGGCTATAGAAAAAATTGCTCACGAGAAATCTCCCTTTTCGACCGAATCGGGTATATTGACCATGCGGTTACGCACCCCTCAAGAGCGGATGCGTAACAAGGAGTCGGAGAGTGGGTAGCACTAAACGCAGTACCTCCGGAGACCCCGGAGAGTTACCAAACCAAGAACAAACGGGCATCAGCGTGGCCGAAAAACTCGATCAGTCTCTACCCCAACTTGATATCAACCTGGTATCTGATATCAAAATCGACGAGCACGACTCGCAGCCCATGAACGACGAGCTGCGGAGAGCGTTGGACGCATCCGCCGCGCGCCGGCCACGAGGAAGGGGCCGCCGCATCGAGCAAGATCCCATCGAACTCGATCCCGCATACCTGCAGGACCCACAAAAAATGAACTACGCCCTGTTGCTCGCGCTGCTCTTGCGCGAGGGAGGCGTGGTCAAGCTCGCGCAGCGCGACCTGGAACGCGCGGATGACGAGCACAGCATCCTTTTTGCCCTGTCTCTCGACGGCAAGCAGTTGGAAGTCTCAGCAATCAACACTGAAAGCGGAATTATCCGCTCCCCCGAGGCAAAATGGGCCACAAGTCAGATACACTACGCCCCTCCGCCACGTCCCGGCGTGGCAGATCCCCCGCAATTCGCGGTCGATTCAACGCAAACACAGAACCCCGCGAGCCAATCGTTCCTGCCGCCGCGAGTGGTGGAGATGCCAGCGCCGCAGGAGATCCGACCAGGGACGCCACCGGCACCACAGCGACACCAGGGCGAGACGGCCGCCGCCGGCCAGCCGGGATATGTATTCCCGTTCGAGACGGGCCAATCGCCGCAGTCCGCGACGATGAATCTGGACACGCTGCAGTCGGAGCTGGCGAAGGACCGGATGCTGGCGCAGGAGCAACAGAGAGCAATAGCGAAGGTCGAGGGCGGGTAAGTGTTGCAGCGCAGAAAGAAGAGATGCGCAAGCAACAGCTGGCCAGCGGCCGGCCGGTGCTCGAGGCCATCTTCAAGGCATACCGCGTCGAACGCGGGATGAAGGGCGGCAATCCGCTCGGCACGCTGCAAGAGCAGCTCGCACTCCACGCACCAGACCTGATCCAGCACAACTTCATCGACCTCAAGACGCTGATTTCCACCATGCAGTCGCTCGAGACCGCGCGCACGAATGATGGTGGCGGAGCGGGTGCCGAGAGCGCGTTGCAGGCCTTCCTCCGCGGCGAACAGCCGGAGCCGGCAATGGAGGGCCTGATCCAGTGATCATGCTCAATGCGCAGCGCAAGAGCGCGCCCGATCGCGATCCCCGGATCGCGCATATCGACGAGTGGCAGCGGATCTCCGAGCGCAGGCGCGATGACGCGCTGGGCACCAATTTTTTCGAAAGTGTGAAGCAGTTCTACCAGCTGGGCGACCTGCCCGTGGCGCCGCGCTTCCGGCCGGCCGTGCGCATCCCTGAATTGCAGGTGATGATGCTGCGCGAGGCTAACGATCTCTCCGAATTCCAGCCACAGGCTTACATCTACTCGCAGCAGTCCAGCAAACGCCTGGAGACGATCGAGAAGGGTTTCAAAGCGCAGTGGAACCAGATGATGGTGCCCTACCATCTGCTCTTTGGCTTTGTGCAATCGCAGTTTTACGGCACCGGCTTTTTGCAGACCGGCATTGATCACATGGACAACAACGGCCGCGGCAAGATGTGGACCAAGTGCCGAGATCCGAAGTCAGTCCACATGGACCCGGCGACGGATTACACGCTGAATTGGACCTACTCGATCCTCGAAGATTACGTGCATCTGGATGAGATCAAGCGGCGCTTCCCGGAGCGCGCGCGCTTCCTGCCGAAGTATCCGACAAACTCCACCAACGATCTCCGCGCTACCGAGAGCCAGCAGGGCTTCCGGCTGCCGGATGGTCCGTTCCAGAGTATGCCGGCCTTTGACAATGTATCGACGCAGCGCGGCCTTACCTCGCGGCTGCGCTATACACTTTGCCGCGACTACACGCGCGAGCTGATCCCGCCGGTGACGCCGATCGGCTCGCCGGCAAACCCTACCGGGCCGCTGCCGGTGAATCCGGAGGCGCCGCCGCAGTACAGGTGGACCTATCCCAACGGCCGCATGATCATCGACTGCGAAGGTGTGGTGCTGGCCGATGGCCAGATCCCCTGGCCGCAGGGCCGATTCAATCTCATCCCCATCTGGGCCACGCCGCCGCTGTTCGGACCGTGGGCGGTGCCGCCAACACGTTTCTCCGACTCCCTGCAGCAGCTCGCCGAGAAGATGTATGGGCAGACCTTCGAGAATTTCTATCGGTTGAATAACGGCGTGTGGTTTATCCCGCAAAGCTCCGCTATCAATCAATCGGATTTCGGCGGCATCGCCGGCGAGAAGCAAACCTATGAAGGCGACAAGCCGCCGAACCTGGTCACGCCGCCGCAATTTCCGGACAGCGCGCTCAAGTTTCCCGAGGCCATCCTGCAAAAGCAGCGCGACCTCCACGGCTTCACCCAGGCGCGCCAGGGCAATCCGGGCGACGGCAATCTATCACCGGAATTGTTCGACGCTGCGGTGTTGCGCGGCCAGGGGATGACGCAGCTCCGCGGCCGGCTGGCGAGCGCGAGCGTGTTGGAACTCGCGAAGTCGATCGCTTACGCGATGATCGCGTTCATGCCGGACCAAAAAATGCCCTTGAAAGAAAACGCCAACAAATTCGAAGTGGTCGACTACAAGCGGCCGGATGAGAGTATCGACGACATCGCGATGATGTTGGACGATGGCAGTTTTCATGTGAAGTCGCAGGCGATTGTCGCGCGAATTGCAGAGCAGCTGATGCAGAAGGGCGCGCTGCCGGTCGGCGAAGGCCTGGCCATGCTCGGCTATCCCGACGCCGAGGGGATAGGGAAGCGCATCGACGAGAATCGCGCGCTCGCGGCGGTCGCGGCGGTCGGCCAACCGAAAGGCGGCCGGGCATGAGTCTCTATGGATCTGCAGTGGTGGACTGCACTTTGCGTCCGACGTTCATCGTCTGGGCTGGCGATGGAACGGTACTCGGACAGTTTGATACCGGGGATCCGGTCGGCGACCTGGCGCGTGCCAAGGCATGCGCCGAGGGGCTCGCCGACAAGGTTTTTTTATCGTCCAGTGTCGATACGTACTGGACCACGGAAGCGCACGCCAAAGGGGTTGAAGCATGACCGTCACCCTGATGAGCGTGCCGGAGTTTGCGGTCTATTTGGGCAAGTCGCCTCAGCGGGTGTACCAACTCGTACATGAGGGGGTGCTGGAAGACGTTGGCATTACGGTGTACAAAACTAACAAAGGCCGTCTATGGTTGCGAACCGTAGCGGCCTCTGCTGGAAATGTGTCGCCCTGCTGAAAGAGCGACTTTGGGAAGCTGTTGAGCGCAAACAAAAACCGTAAACCGAACCAAAACTAAACTTCAACCCGTTCCTGGTTTGCCCGCCGGGAACCCAACAAAAAGAAAGGAGGCACCTTAGAAGAAGCCAACTAACTCCTTAAACAAAGAGTGACTAGGCCGGATTTCCTTTCGGATTTCCTGTCTCTCCCTGTCTGCGTTTGAGCGTACATCAACTACGCTCGCGACCGCAAGACACCGGAGAACTACGCTCTTTTTTTAGGTTGTACGGGCTGATTCTCCCCGCCAGCAGGCGGGTTTGGTGCCATTTCGTTTATGTCGACTCGAATCATGAGACAGGTGTGGGACGTTGGGCCGCCGGTCCAAAAACCCCGCGCAGTATTGACGGCGCTGGCCGACCGCGCCAATGAAGGCGGCGAGTGCTACCCCTCGATCGCTCTGATACAGCAAATGCTGTGCATGTCCAAGCGCACCGTCCTGCGCGCCCTCAAGTATCTCGAGGAAGAGGGGTGGATTGAGATCGACCGCCGCGCCACGATCTACGACGACAAGGCTAGGGGAAATCTCTATTACATCAACCTCGAAAAGCTCGGGATAGCGGCCGGTAAAAACATCGTCCCGCTACCACGGAAAAAAGAGAAGGTGGGCTGACTTTTTATGTCAATTCAAATCATGACCCAAGTGTGGCAATGCGGGCCGAAAGAGCACTACCCTGCGATGCTTCTTGTCGCGCTGGCGGACAACGCCAACGATGCCGGCGAATGCTACCCCTCTATTGCGCTTTTACAGCAGAAGGCGCGGATGTCGAAAAGCGCTGTCCTGCGCGCACTGAAACACCTCGCCGATGAGGGCTGGCTGGAGGTAGAAAGCCGCGCCACTCTCTACGAGGGCCGCGCCAGGGGAAATCTATATCGGATCAACGTGATCCGTCTCGGAATGGAGCAGCCGTCTATTGCTCGACCGAGATTGAAAAGTGTCCCACAGATACCTCGTCGGAAGGCCGTGGCCAGGTCTCCAATAGAAACCTCGTCAGATATGGCCAGGTCTCCAATAGAAACCTCGTCAGAGTCGACGAGGTTTCTGGGAAGCGCTGACGAGGTTTCTGGCGTGAAATCTCCCCCTGCACCCCCTCTAGTTGGGAACCGTCAGGAACCGTCAGAAAAAACCCCCCTACCCCCCGCAACTGCGGGGGGGGGTGTGGCGAACGAGATCGGCAGGGTTGCGGAATTACAAGCGCGGCTGAAAGCGGCGCCGCCCGCCAGCCGGGAATACTTCGCGATCGCTTTCGAGCTGCACCCGCTGCTGCATCGTGGGGAGGCGCAAGCGAAGGCCTACCCTGCGGCGATCGACACGCCCGAGGCCAGCCCCCCGGTGCTGATGGCGCCAGAGTTTGCCGACCTCGAGGGCGCGGCCGGTTGGGTCATGGGTGAGCTGGGCTTCGCGCAGAACAAGCGGCTGCAACTGGTGCTGCGCGAGCTACTGGCTGCGTCTCCGCCGGGGCGCGGCGGCCTGAGTGGCACCGCGGCGGCGATGGTGGCAGCGTGGCGGGCCTACGTCGAGGCAGGCCCATTGCTGCGTTGGGGGCCGTGGTCTCCGCAAAAATTTTTTAAGCTAAACCACTGGCGAAACCCTGGACTGTGGCCGATTGACGCGGAAAAAGCGCAGCGAGCGAATCGTGCGGAGCGTGGCTTTTGAACCCCAAGAGAGTGGCGCATTACCGCCCCGATCCGCGGTGCGCGCACAACCGGCAGCGGCCGTCGCTGCAGGCCGGTTGGACCTGGGGAACGGACCAGGACGGGGATCGCACGATGGTGCGCTGCAATTGCTGGCTGGCCCACAACGGCAAGCCACCGCACCCGGAAAATCAGCCGGCGTATGACGCCAAAGCAGCGGCCGCAGGAGTGAGCGCGTGATGAGCGATATGGCAGGGATAGCGAAGTGTGAGACGTGTGGCGGGGAAATCGTGCGCATGCGCAGTGCGGTATGGGCGCACTTCGACTGGCGGCGAGCCGTCAAAGCCGGCTGCTTCGACAAGGCGGCGCCCGCCGAGAGATTGAACCCGCGCACGCATCCGTCTAGCAAAGTGGATCACGTAGAGAATCGCCCGGCCTACACTCCCCCTTATGCCGCGGGGCCTTGAAGCGCACATCAAGCTGCTCGACATCAAACCGAACTCCGTGCTGTTCATCAATGCGGAGAAGGTGTCGCCCGAAGAGATGACGCGGATCCGACTGCCCTATGTCGGCTTCACCGTGCCCATCATCTTCACGCTCGGCCGGCCGGAAGTGGCGCTGCTGACCCGCTACGAGCTGGAGCTGGCGCTGCAGGTACTCAATAACGACCAGAGGAGACCATCGAAGTGAACGAAACAGATACAGCAATCACGGTGAGCGACATCGCGCAGGTGGCGCACGAAACCAACCGCGCGTATTGCGCCACCATCGGCGACTACTCACAGCAGAAGTGGGACACGGCGCCGCAGTGGCAGCGGGACAGCGCGATCGTAGGCGTGCGCTTCCATCTCGAGACGCTGCGCGGCGGCCTGCAGCCATCGCCGGCCGCGTCGCACGAATCCTGGCTCGAGGAAAAACGGCGCGACGGCTGGCGCTACGGTCCGGTCAAGCGCGTGGATATCAAAGAGCATCCCTGCTTTGTTCCATACGACGAACTGCCGCCGGCGCAAAAGCTGAAGGACTATCTTTTCGGCGCAGTGGTGAAGGCGTATTTCGAGGCCGGCGTAGAGATCGAAGACGATAGCTAGTCAGTGGCATGGAGTTGCACTTCGATCGGCCGCATAGTGGCCGGAGATCACACAACGAATCACCAGGGATTGCCCGCCAGAGATGGCGGGTTTTTTTTGCTTGTCACCGTGCCGATTACCAACCGCAGACGGCTGCCACGAAAAGGCAAATCTGGCACGCAGCCTTCTAGCGACTGTTACTGCTGCGGGTGATTTCCGGTTTATATCAACTGTGTGAGCAGGATCGACAAGGATCTGGAATGCGTGCGGATCACCCGGCACGCGGAGTCAGTGACGATCCAACTAGCTCTGCGAAACAAATTGGCAGTTCCGATGACGGTAGAGAACTCTGCGTTCTTCGCCTGGCCTTCCGAGGAATCACAAATCGAATGGCTGAAGCGGCAGACACAAGGACTACTCGACATCTACGGCGATGCGCGTGATGAGCGCGTTTTCTCCGACCAGGAAGTGCTCGACCGGGCCAACATGGCACCGGCCTGAGCACGGAAAGGGGGTACACCGATATGGCAAAGCACCGTGGGAAGAAGCTGCGCAAGAGCAGCCGCCGTCGTGGTCACCGGGGCTAGTGAGTAGCCCCGCACTGTAAGCGACCTGAAGGAAACAGCGCGGCGCGACTCATCTCGCGCCGCGCTGAAAAGCAGTACCGGAGGAAAAGGCAAATGGCAAAAGACAAGTTTGGTGATGGACCGAGCAAGGAAGATCTGATCTCTCCGATCCACGTAGGTCCGTCGAAGGGCCAGGAAGGCTGGACACCATCCAATCCGACCTTTGGCCAGCCGCGGGACCCGATGGGCTACCTCAAGGAATCCTCAAAGGATCGCGACTAAAGCCGATGGCTCTCCCGGTACAGGCAGCAGAAGCGGGCAATCTGATCCGGATGCTCGCAGGAGCAGGCGGCCAGGGCGGACCTCCAGGCGGTCCGGCCGGAGCCGCGCCGGTGCCGGGAGGCGCTCCGCCCTCGCCCGAGGCGGCCGCGCTCGGCGGTGCCGTATCGCAGCTGGACGGCGCGAATCCGCAAGGCATCTCCGACATGCTCACGACCATGAACGGCGACCTGGCCAAGGCGTATCTGACGGCCGCGCAGCGCGTGCCCAATGCCGCGCCGCACATCTCCAAGGCGCGCGATGCGCTGCAGAAGGCAATTCAGGAAGTACAGAAGGCCGCGCAAGTCTTGAACACCGTCCGCCCGATCGCCAACACCGCCGGCGTGGGTCCAGGTGTCGTGCAGCAAGGCCAACAACCCGATATATCCGCCCTACTCGGCGGCTGATGGAGCGAAGCGAATGAATTGGGCACAGATTCTCGCCAACAAAGCGCAGTATCCGGACGATCTCAAGTTCACCATCAATGGCCAGGAAGTCTCGCTCGGCGTGATCCGCACGCAGAACGCCGATTCGCAGGGCGAGATCGAGCGCCGGCTGACGGCGCGGCAGCAGGAACTCGAGAACGTGAGCCGCCAGCAGTCCGCCGCGACTGACAACCTGGCGCGCATCGTGGACAACGTGCAGCGCGTCACTGGCCTATCGGTCGACGACATCGTGGCCGGCCGCATTCCGGAGAACCTCCGCAGCACGGTGCAGCAGGCCACCTTACGCACTGAGACCGCGGCCGGCGTGCCGCTCGCCGAAGATCCGCTTTACGCGCCGATCGTGCGCGAATTGCACCCGATGCGCCAGGACATCACCCTGGTGAAGAACGGACTCGGCCAGGCGTTGAATACCTACCGCGAAGATCGCGCGCGGCTGGACTACATGGATTGGCGGATGTCGCACAAACTGCCCGACGACTTCAACGTGACCAGCAAGCAGGCGGTGGATCTCGCGGTGCAGAAGGGTTATCGCAACGAGCTGGGATGGCCGGATGTGAACCGCGCGCTCGACGAGTTGGCCGCGCCGGTCCACGCCAGGCAGAACGAAGAGCAGCTCGCGCAGAAGTATCGCGCAGAGGGCCGGCAGCAGGCGCTTGCCGAGCAGGCCGCGAGTATGGGCCAGCCCACGCTGGGCGGCGGCATGACCACGGCCGCCGGCGGGATGGATTTCTCCGGCGCGCCGGACAAGGGCGAGCGGGTGCAGACGATTCGCGAGCAGCTCAACAAGGCTTTCCAAGATCCCGCGATGCTCGCCACCGCAACAGTGCAGTAGCAGTGCAGTAACGCAGTACAGACCTTTGGAGCAAGGACAAAGCACATGGCATTCGGCGCAATCGGAACCGGCATTAACTCTCCCACCGCGACCCTCGCGGGGACCATGAACGCCATCACCGAAAAGTACATCTATCCGGTGATCGCCGATAACGTCTTTCAGCCGTCGATCTTGTTCTGGGCGATGCAGAGGCAGGGGAAAAAATTCGGTATGGGCGAGCTGATCTATCCCGCCATGTACCAGGAGAACCTCGCCGGCGGCGCCTACTACGGCACGGAGCTGCTGACGCCGCAGGTGATCGACACGGTTGCGCCGATCGACCAGCGCTGGAAGCCGTACTACCAGAACGTAGCCATCCCGGTGACAGATATCGTCCTCAACCGCAATTCGGCGATGGACATTATCAACACCAAATGGGTCGAGGCGACGGGCTCGCTGCTCATGAAGCTCTCGCGCGCCATGTTCCACATTGCGCCGCAGAACACGAGCCAGGACGTAGACGATCTGGATTCCTGGATCTTCCAGCAGAACAACGTCATCGGCGGCATCGACCGCTCGCAGGCGGCCAACAGCTGGTTTAAGGCGCAGGCGCCGATCAACGTGGCCAACACCGCGCTGACGCCCATCGTCGCCAACCAGGGATTCGGAGCCACTGGCCAGTTCGGCTATGACCTGCCCGACATCATGGCGATGCCGGTGCAGTCCTTTTACAACTTCCAGAACGCCTTCACCACGCAAATCCGCTACACCAACAACATCCAGGATGAGGGCGCGATGCAGGCCGGCTTCCGCTCGCACTTCATCTTCAATACCGCGATGGTTTTCCCCGATCCGTTTGTACCGACGGGGAAAAGCTACCTGATGAATTCGAAGTATGTCTTCCCCGTGTGGCACAAGGGCGACTATTTCGTGTGCGATCCGTTCATTCAGCCGAGCAATCAGCGCGTGCTGGTCTCTAACCTTTACGTCACCTGGCAGGTGTCTTGTATCTCGCCGCGCATGAACGTTTCGTACTTCGCGGTCAACTAGGTTTCCCTCTGGGAAAGCAGCGCAACAAACAGGTGGGCGGGTGATCATTTTGCCCAATTTGCCATCACCCTCCCACCGCTTCTTTTGAAAGGAAACAGCAATGACAGCACAGGCCAGCACCCCATTTACGCAAACCAGCGCCGGAGCCATGGTTGGGCTCGGCGTCGCCGCAGTCCAGGCCTACGACGCGACTGCGCTGGCCGCCGCGGGGCCGACCACGATCACGATTCCGCTCGCACCCGTCCCCTGCACCAAGCTGCAGGTGCGCATCAAGTCATCGGCGGTCAATGCGGTGTCTACGATTCTGCGCGGACAAGTGACCGTCACGGATGGCACAAACACCGTCGTGGTGCAGCAGGCAAGAGCGGCCGCGACCGCCGCGGGCGCTAACTTCGATGAGAATTTCGACGTGTTCACCGACATCCAGGCGACCTCGCTGAGTTTTCCGGTCACGCTGGCCGGCGCCACGACCACGGCGACGATCAACACCGAGGTATTCGGCAATCCATAACGACTGATTTCTCCCAAAGAAGGAGGGACCGCCAATGCTGGTGGGCGACATTCTGCTCTCCGCGCGTGAAGCGGTCCCGGACCTTCCTGGCACGCTGCCCGCGCCGGCGAACCAAACCGAGATTCACCTGGCGGCGTCCACCATCGCCGGCGGCCAGCTGAATCTTGGCGGCTTCACTACGTTCTATCTCGTCATCACCTACACGACTGCGTGGGGTGAGACATCGCCTGGTCCGGAGATCGTCATCACCCTGGCCGCAGGGCAGAACGGGATCCTGGCGAATCCTGCGCCGAGCCCGTACACCAACGTTGCCTCTGGATTCAATGTCTACGTGGGCTCCGCGTCCGGCGCGCAGGTGCAGTGTTACAGCTTCCAGATGGCATCGGGCGAAAACGGCATCGCGGCGGTGCCGGGCACATTCACCTTTGCCACGCCGCCGACCGGCAACAGCGCATTTTTGCTGGACTCGAGCGGCCCGGTCGCCGGCGCGCAGCAACTCTTCCGCTGGTTTTCCGATGCGCTGCACGCGCTCGCCAACGCCAACGGCGGCATTCCGGATGCTGCCGGCTTCGCTACCATCATCGGCCGGCAAAACTACGCCGTCGCTGGCGATTGGAAGTCGATCGACGGCGCCTGGTACGACGGCTATCCGATCAATCTGGGCAGCAGCAAAACCGTCTATCGCCACAACCGCCTGAATGGCACGGTCTCGCAGATCTCCTACACCCAGGTGGCGGACACGCTGATATGCGAACTGTTTCCGCAGGCGATTCGCACCGCAGGCGCAACCGCACTTTCCGGCGCGATCGCCGCGACCGATCTCGTCGCGCCTACGGTTGGCCTCGGCGGCTTTGTGCTGCCGCTCGGCCTGGCCATGCTGGGCGCGCCACCCAACTATGAAGTGGTGAGCTATGCCGGCACGGGCAACGGACTGCAGCAGCTTGTGCGCGGGATGGGCGGCACCAACGCGCAGGCCTGGCCGGGGGGCACCGGCGTGACCGAATTGAATTGCATGATCACCGGCATGCGCGCGCCGCAGCTCTACACCGTGGGCCAGGCCGCGAATACCATCCGCATCCCCTCGGAGTGGACGCCCTACATGCACCTCTATCTGCTGGCACGCTATCGCGCGATCGAGCAGCAGGCGCAGGAGGCCTCGAGCTTGATGAAGGAATTCGACGGCTATCTGAAGGCCAGCTCGCGACGCAAGCCGATCGTGGGCGAGCGGCAAATCATTCCGCAGGACGATCTTGGCCTGGATGTCCGGCAGGGCCTTTCCAGAACGTTCGGCGGCGTTCTGATCCCGTGATGCGCACATGCCAACAAGGGGGAGAGTCCGGTGCACCTGGTTTGAAAATGCCCGCCGCTGCCCGCTGGTGCCGATCGAACCGCACCACGATCGGAAAGGCCGGCTGTGGGCATTTCTCTGCATGGCGCACGAGCACCAACTCGAAAAGGTAACCAAGACGGGAACCATTGACGAGATCCGCGCCGCGTTGCTAAAGGCGCAAGGACGCAAGAAATATGCCTGAGTGGAAAGTCATCTCGCAGCGAAATTTTCTGAAGGGACTGCAGGCCACCTATGGCCTGTTTTCGCAGCCTTCGGCAATTTTGACGCGCCTGAGCAATCTGCTCTATGACCGCCGCGGCTCGCTGCGCACGACGGATGGCTCGCTGGTATTCACCCGGCGCAATGGGGTGATTCAGCCGAACGACGGACCGATCACCGAAATAACGCTCTACTCTCCATCCGGCGTGAATGCCTACTATGTGGGCATTCAGAAGGGCTCCATCCAGCAGCAGGGCATTCCCTCCACCGTGGCGCTTGGTCAAATCAGAGTAGGCGGCGCGATCACGAGCATCGGGCGCTTCAACGGCGTGGTGAATCTGATCGTTGGCGCCAATCACAACCTAGGCTCGATCAGCGTGCTGAATGGGATGCTCTTCAATCCCGGCTTTCTGGTAGTCGCCGGCGTGACGGATGCGAGCTTCAACGCCACCATTCCTTACAGCCAGATCACCGTAGTATCTCAAACCC